CCAAGCCACCGGACGGTGGCGCTGGCGATTGAAGCTAGCAAACAAGGTATCGCGGGGTGGAGCAGTCCGGTAGCTCGTCAGGCTCATAACCTGAAGGTCGTTGGTTCAAATCCAACCCCCGCAACCACTGATAGCATAGATTTTTCGCCATTACTGGCAGCAGGCGCGGTGCGGTCTGGTGCTGCAAATCCCAAGAAATTGGCCAGATCACCATGCAGCTGCAGGTCAGCGCCTTGCTTCCCATCTGCGCGCGGTGACAATTCCACGAATTCAATCAGGCGCTGCAGCAGAGGCTGCGCCTTTTCGATTGCCTGCCGGTCACCGGCTGTGATTTCAGCCAGCGCGGCGATCTGATTGCGATACTGTGCGATGATGGCCGGGTGCGCCACCAGTTCGGGAATGTCGTCCAGATCGTCCAGTTCGGCCACCAGCTGGGCGCGTTGCTGCGCCAGCTGATCAGCGCGCGCTTTCAGCGTTTCCGGCGCGATGCCTTGCATGATGGCATCGGCAATCCGTTCTTCCTGTTGCTGAAGCTGGGCCATGCGTGAATCAAAATCGGCGCGCGCTGCAATGCGCCGCCGCCGTTCTTCTGCCCATGCCTGCCGGAATTCTTCCAGATAGGCCGCAATCACATCTGGATGCAGCAAATGATGATCGATCGCGCGCCAGACGCGCTGCTGTAGCTTATCATCCTTGATAGTGGCGCGGTTGTTGCATGTGCCGGTCTGGCGATGGGCAGAACAGCCCCACCGATCAGTGCTTATCACCACCACTGGCCCGCCACATTCGGCGCAGCGGATCATGCCGGAAAAGACCCGCTTTTTGCGTCGTGTCTGGTGAAGGGGCTTTCCAGAGCGCATGGCGATCTTGCCCTGCACCTGCTGCCACAATTCTGGATCGATGATCCGTAATTCCGGCACGGTATGGCGAATGGCATCATCCGCATCATTGGCCCGCGATACGCGCTTGCGCGTTTCAGGATCCTTGCGGAAGGTCTGCCGGTTATAGACGATTTCGCCAGCATACAGGGCGTTGTGCAATATGCCATTGCCCCGCTTGCGGTGCCCGCTGATGGCATTGGCGCGCCATAATCCGCCGCGCGGCGATGGGATGCCTTCCCGGTTCAAGCCCCGTGCGATGTCAGCCGGTCCGCGACCATCGGCATATTCCTGAAAGATACGGCGCACGATTGCCGCCTGATCGGGGTCAATCTCTCGCAGCCCGCGTTCCAGTTCACCGTCGGCGCGAAATTCGCGCTTGCGACGGTATCCGTAGGACAGGCCACCGGGAATGCGCCCAGCCTTCACCCGTCCCACATGGCCGCGCCGCACCTTTTCAGCCAGCTGTTCCAGGAACAGCGCAGACATGGTGCCGCCCATGCCAATGTGAATGGTGCCAATCTCACCTTCAGATGCGGTGATGATCTGGCCACCGGCAAAGCGCACCCGCTTGAACAAATTGGCCAAATCTTCCTGATCGCGGGACAGGCGGTCCAGACTTTCCGCCAGCAGGATTTGCGCCTTGCCGCCTTCAATCGCAGCCATTGCGGCGATCAGTCCGGGCCGATCGCGTACCGTGCCGCTGATTGCCCGGTCTGACATTTCATCCAGCACCCGCCAGCCATCGCGTTCCGCCCGTTCGCGCAGCAGGCGGAATTGATCTTCAACCGATGCCTGTGACTGCATCGCGGTGGAATATCGGGCATAGAGGATGGCGGTTTTCATGTGCGGGGCGAATCGGCCTTTCGATCCGCCATCATGGCGCGAACCTGCCGCCGTGCCAAATACCGCGCGAATTCGACCGCTTCAGCCGTGGCTGGCTGGCGGTCATGATCGCGGCAGTTGATCAGGGCAAGGGCAGGGCGCGATGCCATCAGGCGAACAGCTGCTGCTGTGATGGAAGGTCGAGAGCCGCACTTGCGGCCGGGTTGATCCAGAGAACTTCCGTTCTTGGGCTGTTGCGGTGCGCCCTGGCTGCGCTTTCCTCCCGTCGCCAGCCTTTCAGTGCAACATCATACAACGGGTTGGGATAGCCAGAAAGCACGATCATCGCGGTACTTGACGCAATTGCATCCAGCAGTGCGCAGTGATCGTCGTGGGTCAATTCATAGGAATAGGTGTGGTATCCATGCCCATCGTTTTTTACCTTAGAACGAGTTGATGGCAGATATGGTGGGTCAAGGTATATTAGAACATTGGGGGAATTGTAGTCTTTAATCAGGTCGAGTGCAGGTTTGTTTTGGATCGACACGCCGCGGAATCTCTCAATGATAGGCAGGATGTCAGATGGAAATTTGGCCCATTCGGAAGCTACATTTGTTGTGCCCGATACCCCGTCAATCCTGAAACCAGCCTCACGATCGATCCTCGCCCCGCCAGTTCCGTGTGCCATGTGAGAGCGAACAAGCATTCGCCTTGCACGTTCAACGGGTTCTGAAGTCGGTTGTAGGGCCAGTTTGTATTCGGCGCGCGCATAAGGGGTGAGTGCTAGAAGCCGCAGCAGTTCTTCAGATTGGTCGCTGCGCAAAATTTGGAAGAGATTGACAAGTTCACCATCCAAATCATTGTAAATTTCGTTATATGATCGCTCTTTTCGCAAGAGTACGGATGCAGCGCCACCAAAGGGTTCTACATAGATTCGATGCGCGGGAAAATGTTCGATCACCCAGGGGGCCAATCGCCATTTACCGCCTAGCCAGCGGAGAATTGGCCTAGTCGGTTTCATAATGCCGCCACCGCTTCGCTGATGCGTTCGACTGCGACATCAAACCATTTCGGGTCACGTTCGATGCCATAGAACCGCTTGCCTGCCTTGATCGCGGCAACGCCGGTGCTGCCGGTTCCCATGAAGGGATCACACACGGTTTCACCGGCCACATTGCGCATGATCTTGTCCATCACGGCGGCAGGTTTGATGGTGGGGTGCCCATATTGCCTGCGCAGCTTGCGATCACTGCTGGCGGTGATCGATCGAGCCTTGTCCGCCAGTTCACCCTGCGGGTGATAGCCACGGTCCCATGCGTGAATGTAGAATTCCCGATCTGGCCGATAATGCTTGTTCGCCATTGGCGTGGGGTTTGGCTTCGTCCAGTCCAGCAGGGCAAAGCGATGAAACTGACCGCTCACCAGCGGCAGCAGACCGGGCAGCTGATCATTGCTGCAAAAGCATATCAGCGCGCCGCACAGCAGCGGGTTGATGATGGAATGATCAAAGCCCTTATCGATCCCGGCTTCTGTGATCTCTTCCAGCATGGTGCGGCTTTTGCGAAAGCGCCCGCCGCCGCTGGTGTTGAGGATATAGGGCGGGTCCATGCAATCGCAGTCCATCCAGCCCAGGCGGGGCCGGATGGCATAGGCATCACCCAGATAGAGCGTGGCCAGAATCGTATCGCCGTGGCGGATTTGAGCGATGTGCTGATCTGGCCCGCTGGCCATGTCGAGGGCGGGGGCGATCATGCTGACACTTTCTTCCGTTCGCCATAGCCCATTCCTGACAATGCCTTCGCAACCAGGTTCCAGACGTGTTCGCGTAGACGCGGGTGACTAAGCACCTTCCCCTCGCGCTGTACCAATGGCCCCATCGTTAGCATGGCGCGGTCAAGTGCTTCTTTTGACCGCCCGCGCAAGGTGCGTGTACGGTAATTGCCATGCTGTGTGGTGCCACCGATGTTATCGATTACCATGCGGGCCAATTCGGTCTGTTCGCCTGTGATGGCTGAGTGAAGTTCAACGCGAACGATAATCATGCTGCGATCCTTTCCATTGCTGCATCGCCCAGCTGGCGCGCGATGGCAGCGGCCAGACCGGGATAGGTTTCACTGCGCTTGCGCGCGCGATCGGGGCCGGGCGGTTCGCGGTGAACCGCGCTCCATGCCTTGTGTTCGGCGGTTCCGGCCTTGGGCGGGGTCAGTTTGTTGGTGGGTTTCAGCCTGGGCAGGTTGATCAGTTCCAGCCCGGTGGCCTTGAAATAGGGATCGCCAAACCACCACGGCTGCACGAATTGGGTTTCACCGCGTCGTGTCTTTTCGATGGCATGGCGGTGCATCACCGGGTTTTCGACAACGCGGCAGGGTATCTGGCTGGCATCGCGCAGTGCGGTGTAGAATGCTGCTGCCTTGTCCAGTTCGGCCCAGCGCGCCGGATCTGGCCCGTTCACCTTCTTCCCGCCGATATAAAGCCATCTGCCGCCAGAATTGCACAGGATGGTGCAGGGCGGGTGCATCACCGCCATCAAATCCCAGCCATCATCCAGATGGTTCAGAACATCGTCCCTGATATGATGGTTGCTGCCATCATCCGCCGGTTCGATGTCACATGACCATGCTTCATGGCCCAATGCGGCAAAGGCACGGCGCATGACGCCGGAACGCTCGCAAGCGATCAGAACGCGCAGGCTCATTGAGTATCCTCCGGCCAAGCCTCATGCATCATGAAACTTGCACCGCATTTGCAACCAGCAGAGTGGTCAGAGAGCGGACCTTCGATGATAAATCTCATGCGCCATTCGCCGCGCGACCATTCAACTTCGCACCCGGCTTCTGACCAGATGCCTTGCGAATTTCCACAATAGGGGCACACGGGTTTGACAATGCCCATCAGCCCGCCCCCAAGATCAGTGCCCACAGGTACAGGCTAACGGGCAGAGCGAAGATCAGGCCACGCGCAAATGAGCGGCGGGGTGGATTGGCTGTTAAAATCTGGATTGGCATGATCATTCACCTGACCCATCTGGAAAGTAGGAAACAAAGGTGCCGTCGCGCCGGGTCCATCCTGCTCCAATGATCATGCCCCTAAGCGTGCGTTCAAGGTGGAAATCCGCGAACCCATCAAGGTGATCGGCAACACCCACTTCAAGGTCTTCAATGGGCAATACTGACAGCGCATAGCTGGCCGCCCGGCGCGATAGTTCGACCGCAGTTTCTGGCGGGTATGGGATCATCTCTTCCAGAATGGCAGCGAGGCAATCCCGAATGACGTTCTGTGCCACATTGATCTTGGCCAGATCGGCCGGGAAACCGGATAGCATTTCGGCCATCTCTTTTTCGCTCCGCTGAAATTCGCTTTGGACCGCTTCGATCATGCGTTTTCTGATCGGATTGTTGGGCTTTCTGAATCGTCCCATGATCATTTCCCCCGCAGCTTAGTGATGGCGGCGATGGCCATTGCGGCTGTCAGTTCGAGTTGTTTGATCGCTTCGGCGCGGTCGCCATCCTCTTTCAGCGCGCTGGATGCATTGAGGGCGTAACAGGCCGCGTCCCTTGACCAGTTCATGCCCAGCTGGACCTGATTGCCCTTTTCGGGCCATGCGGTGTTGACTTCGATCATCTTTTCGCGGGCGGCAATCACGCCCAGAAAGGCGGGCCGATCATCATCCCGAACGGCCAGGTTCGACACATCGTAATCAACCATCTGGCTGTTGCGGCCAATGCGTAGCTGCGGGATTTTTACCGGTGCGCCCATTATGCGAAGCCCAGCGGCTGAACGCGCCGCTGCCCCTGCTGAATTTGCGCCAGGCGCTGGCTTTGTTCGCGCATCGCCCCGCGATAGGTGCGGGTATAGAGCGCCTTTTCCAGACGTTCTTCTTCCCGCAATTCGGCATCTGTCAGCCTGCGTTGCAGGCGGATCGATGTCAGTTCATCGCGGCGGCGATCCTGAACTGCGACAGGGATATTGCGGAGGGTCATGGTTCAATCCCCGCGTTGGCCATGGCCGACGCAAATGGGATGATCTGGTCTGCTGAAGCGAATTTCTTCAGGTCATCCCATTGATGATTGCTCAAATGAAGATGGCCGGGCTTCAGCGTATCCCGTGATGGATAAGGGAAATCATCAACAATACCGATGCAGCCATAATGTTTGCGCAGGGCATCCGCATTGCGGGTTTTACCGCAAGCCATCGGGCCATAAATGATTATTGTATTGGTCACGCTGCCATCCTTTCGGGTTGAGAGAACAATTCATCGAAGGCGCGCAGGAAGTGTTCCTCTGCCTCGTCCGGGTGCCATGCGCGGGTGATGCGGATGGCGGTCAGGGCTTCACGGTCCACATTGGCCAGAACCGGCCAGGGGTCTTCAATGCCCTTCAGATCGCGCTGTTCGATGGCCAGCGCCTGCATATCGGCGCGCTTCACGATTTCGTGCCGGCCGCCAGTCCATTCCACGCCGAACCGGGCGCACAGCCGCTTGTCCAGCACCGCTTCCACCCGGCGATAATCCGGCAGGATGATCTTTAGCGGGCGGGTGATGTCATGAATGAAGGCTTCGGGCGCATCGTGCATCAGGGCGCAACGGCGCAGGGCCAGCCCACGTTCACCGCCGATCTGGCGGGCCACAGGGCTGACCAGGCGCAGAACCAGCAGGCAATGCTGGGCGATGGTGTAAAACTGTCTGGTCTGCCCGCTGAAGCGCCCCTGGCGCAGACCGGCGGCAATATCCATTGGCTGGATGATGCTGCAATCAGGATCGGCCAGATCAAGATAGCCGCCTGACAGCAGGCGAATGGCCGTGGGGCAGGTATGCGGCACGGTGGCGGCGCTGGCCGGTTCGGACAGGTCCAGCTGCGGTGCCGGGCTTTGATTGCCGGAAGCGGTGCAATCATCGCACAGCAGCTTGCCATCGCGCCATTCCCATCCGGGTGGCGGGGCGGATGCCATGCCGCCATGGGATTTGCCGCAGTCACAGGTGTAGGTAGATGTATCCATCATGGTGAAACCCCTTTCAGATAATGAGGGTGAAAAGTGCCTGGTTACCCCGCTCACCACGGCAGCATGCCAGTGCGAGCCAGCCCTTCCAGAACGCGCCATGCGATCCAGGCCATGCCGGGGATGATGATGCAGAGTTCGACCTTCAGGACGATGGCATTGATGCGCCTGACGCGTTCCCGCAGCTGCTGATCATGCAGAGAGATGATTTCTTCAGGCGTGATCGGTACGGGCCGATGGCTGTCTGCAATGATGCGTGCGCGGGGTTTTGACGAGAGTTTCATGCCGCGATCCTTTGTGTGTCGGCAGGTGCCTGTGATTGTCGGGAACGCTGTTTTTCACCCAGCGTGGGCTGCCCATTTTCGGCGCGCCAGCTGTGGCCGATATTGGCGAAAAAGCGTGCGTGGCTGGTGATGCAGTGGCCCATGCGTTCGCGCTGCGCCCACCAGCGCATGGCACAGAGCAATGCGCCCTGCCGCGCTTCATCATCGGTCAAGCGCCCACCATGTTCCGCTGCCTGTTCCAGAAAGCGTTCAATGGCAGTATCCAGCGCAGCGATGCGGCCTGCCAGAGTTTCACCCGTTGCAGGCTGGCCATCACCCAGGGCGATCCAGCGCCAATCGCGCGCGATTTCACGCCATGCGGCCAGATCGGCACGGGCATCATCTTCGGAGATGGCACCTGCCTTCACATGGTCAGGGTATGCCGCGCGGCGGCGGTTGAAGGCGGCCAGCGCCTCTGCTGCGATGTCAGCGCGATCATGGATGGCTGCATCGGGGTTTTCGATGGCGGGATGCGTCCAGTCCATCATTCCATCCCCAGCGCGGATTTATAGGCATCCAGCAGCATTTCTGCTTCCATGCGCAGATCAGGGTTCATCTTGCGCAGACGAATGATCGCATCGATCGTTTTGTTATCGAAGCCGATGGCCTTGGCTTCGGATGCGACATCGCGCAGATCATCATTAATGCCTTGCCGTTCTTCCAGCAGGCGTTCCTTGCGTTCGATTATGATCTTCAGCCGCTGGGCTGATTCATCAGGATTGGCATGAATATCCGCCGGTTGGATGCGCGTTTTCTTCTTCCCCTTGGCCGGGGGCAGGGGCCGGAATTCGTGTCGGATACCGCCCTGGCCATCTGGCACGGGGACAAGGCCCATGCGGACGCCATCGCCTGATTTATCGCTCATATCGGCAATCCCTTTTCAGCGGGTTGGAAGGCTTGTTCGGGTGGCTTCTGGAACACCCAGCAATGGCGCGCCTTGCCATCGCGGCAGTTGACGACGCTCTGCCCCAGAAACTTTCTGGATTTGCTGGTGGGCAGCAGCTTCTTCAGTTCGAGGATCGACCCGCCCGGCATGGTCATGCGGTGGGCGGCGAATTGCTGTTCAATTTCCGCCATGCGGAAGGCGATCAGCGATTCCTTGCGATGGTGGTTCAGGCCATCCGCCTCCACCGCCAGCTTGCCTTCGGTCATCTTCTGATCGATGAAATCGAAGGTTTCCCAGAACTGCTGCACAATCGGGTGATCGGCACCCAGCGCGCCATGTTGTGACAGGCACATCTGGCGGATCAGCGCGTGCCCTTCTGCCAGTTCGGCCACGGAAAACAGCGATTTGCCATCCAGCGTCATGGCTTTTGACAGGCAATCCAGAGCGGTCGCCAGCTGGGCATGGTTGAAGGCAAGCCGGTCATTCTGCACTTCAGGTTCGGCCATCAGCGCAGCCTCGTGGACAGGGAAGCGATTGTTGAAATATTCGATGATCTGGGCTTCCTGCCGGATCATGGCCACGATCCAGTGGGACACCTGATCAACGTCCAGCTTCTTCAGTCGTTCACCTGCTGCCTTGCCCTCTGCCGTGAAGCGGCTTTTATCGACAAACAGGGGCAGGATGCGTTCCAGCACCGCATCTTCTGCATCGCGCACAGGGTGATTCTGGGCGATGACGATGGAGCCACGGAAGGGCGGGCTGAATGTGTCGGTGCCCGCATTGGCCACGCCGCGCGTGCGGGGGCTGTGGCCGTTGTAAATCTTTTTGAGTTCTGACCAGTTGAAGCGGCGGGCCGCTGGCTGATCCTTGTCCCGGTCCCCTTCCAGCAGAACCACGGGCAGATTGCCATATTTCACCAGTTCGCGGCTGATACCGGCGGCGGTGGCGCTGGCAGGGTCAAACCCTTCATAATTGTGGCGGCGGCCCACCAGCTTCCACAGGAAAATCAGCATGGTGGATTTGCCCGATCCGGGCGGCCCCGCGATTTCCAGAAAGCCCAGGCTTTGCTGATCGCGCCTGATCTGTTCGGCAAAAAGCGAGAGGAAGAACCACGCCAGCGAGACAAGGCCCAGCGAACCGAATGCGGTATGGAAATCTTCCCACCATGAATAATCCAGCGTGTTCGGATCATAATCGATGGCGAATTCGGCAGTGGCGCTGTGCGGCTTCACCCCCACCTTGCCGATTTCAAAATAGTCTTCGTCATTCAGCTTGACGACGCGGCCCTGTGTGACGGCGATATCATCAAACATCCATGCGCCGTGTTCGATCGAATAGCCGGAGAAATAGAGGGCATCGACGGTGCGAATGCCGTCCAGCTGGCGTTCCATCAGCCTGTCCAGCTGGTATGTCGTGCCGGTGTAGATGCCGCCGGGGGCAACCGATATCAGGCGTTTTTTGAATTCTGCGGAACCGGCGATTGCGGGGCCGGGAAAGTTGGCCTTTACCGTGTCCTGTTTGCCGGGGAAATCGACGCGGACGTAATAGCTGCTGTCATTGATCGCGGCATCACGCTGGAAATACAGGGCGCGAAACACGCAATTGGCGATTTCGAGAATTTCCACCGCTTCACGCGCGGCCAGATCCCACTTTTCCTCATTCGACAGGGCGGCCAGCGTCTTGTCTTCATCATAGGACTGGATCAGTTCATTGATCCGCTGGACAGAGAATTTGGCCCAAAGCTGGCGGGTCTTGAAGGTCAGCGGGAATTCTGCCCGCCTGCTGCGGCGATAGAGCAGGAACGCCTTTTCCGCCGCGCTTTCAGCAATGGTGATGTCACCATTTTCCAGATAGGAATCCAGTTTTTCGGCGGTCAGCTGGCCCAGCTGGAACAGATCATTCCAATCCTGTTTCGCGCCTTCGCCATCGGGGCGGACCTGTGCGGCGCGCGCGGTCCACCCTTCATCGCGCGCCTGCGCCACCCATTTGCGGGTATAGCGCACACCCGCTGCGCCGACATCAAAGGCAAAGACAAGGGTGGGTCGCTTAGCCCCCACACCCCGTTTCGCCACCGCCTCTGCCAGCTGGGCCATCCATTTGGCAGGATAGAAATTGGTGGACATGCTGGCTGCGGCGCGCGCCCGTGGCCGCACCTTTTCAAACGCCTCCCCCAGCGCGATGGCATCAAAGATGCCCTCTGCGATCCAGATTTCATCGGCGGTGGCCAGATCATCAAATGTCAGCGATGGGTGGTGCCAGGCGTGGCCTGATGCCTTGTACCCATATTTGAAATTCGCCTTCTTCTTCCCGAAGCGATAGGGGCGATCAATGATCCGCTCCCACCAGCCATCATCGGGCAAGGGAAAGCGGACAGTGGCCGAACCGTGGCCGATCTTGCGGTCCTGATACCATTCCTGGGTGTAGGCACCGCCCAGCTTAACTTCGTTAAATCCGCGCCCATCGCGCAGATATGCCTTGGCGGCGGCGTGCGGGTCTTTTTCGGATTGCTTGTGCCGGTCTGACCAATTGTCAAACAGATCATCATACAGTTCCTTGACCGGCCATTCCTGCCCGCATTTGCTTTCGCGCCCGCAGCGCAGCACCCACGGTTTTTGCGAATGGATATAGAGCGATTTGTCCCGGCATGCCGGGCACTTGCCGCCGCGCAGCCATTCGCCACCTGTGGACGTGAATTTGTAATCGTCCTTCAGGCGTTTGATAATGTCTTGGCGAAGCCGGTCTTGCATGAATGGGTTGCTTTGTTCTGGATGCAAAAATCCGCCCGTTCGCGCGCGCGGCGCGATCGGTTGGACCTTTTGTGTCGGAAGTTCGGATCAGTCCCTTTGGCTGGCGCTGATCATGTCGAAGATGGATGTCTGGCCAAAATCATGGCCCGGCGGGCGTTCCTGATCGACCTTGGCCGGTCTGAATTCCTCACCCAGCCCGCTGGGGGACAGGGTTTTTTCAAATGCCAGGCTGGCCACCCAGGTCATGCCGCATTTGATATTCTGGCAGACGTAATAAAGCCGCCTATAGGTGGGTGAAATTTCTTCGGAACTGCGGGTCAATGCCTTGTGATCGCACACAGGGCAGCGGCAAACAGGTGCCTTGCCATGATGGCGTTCTGCCACTGGCGTTTCCGCGCCATTGTTCTTGTGCGTTGCAGGCAGGGACATGGGCATGTTCATGCTGTTTCCCCCTGGTGTGCGGAAAGATTGGTGAGCGTGGCCAGCCCATCGGTCAGAACATCAATTGCCTCTTCAATTTCCTTGCGCGCGGCGCGCTGGGTGGCGGGGCAATCGGCATTCAGGCCCGCATCAATCATGGCGGACAGGGCTTCGCCCGTTTCCTTGGCGGCCAGCTTTGCCACATTGGTCAATTCGCGGGCGGCAGCTTCGCGTGATGCGATATCCTGTCGCAGCCCCATCAGGCGATGGAATGGTGCGTGGTTGCCGCCATGTTCCACATAGGCGCGATCCAACCGTTCGGCATCGATCATGCGAATTTCGATTTCGCAATCATGATCTGACCAGTTTCGCACTGACCGTTCTGACACCCCGCAAATCGCGCCGCAGCGATCCCACCCGATCAGGGCGGCCACCACGGTCAGCGTGTGCTGATAGGTCAATGGTTCGCGGCGCTTGGTCATGCGCCACCCCGCTGCATTTCGTCCCCATTATTGAAGGGGACGCGGGTGGCATGGTGATCTACACCGATGAAACGGTTCGCATGAACAGGATGGTGAATATCAGGCCGCAACCAGTAACGTGAAACACCAGTGGCAGCTTCCACTGACAAGATGTGTTCCGCCGGAAGGCGCTTGGAACTTTGCAACCATTTCCAAACGGCAGTCTGCGAAACTTCACAGATCGCCGCCAGCTTTGCCTGACTGCCTGCTTTTTCAACCGCCAGTTGTAGTGCCTCGAAAGGTGTTGGTGCTGCGTTCATGGGTGACGAAATAACAACCTATGTTGTTATCGTCAACACCCAAAAGTCACGCGCACAAAAACAACCAAAGTTGTAGGTTGATGAGAATGATTATCGGTGAACGCATCGAAACTCTGTTGAATGAGCGAGGCTGGTCCCAGGCGGAACTGGCTAGGCGTGTGGGCGTAAGCCAGCAAACCATCTGGAAGTTGATTTCTGGCGGATCACGGCAATCGAAATATCTGGTTCCCATCGCTCGCGCGCTTCGCACTACGCCTGAATATCTGATGGGAGAGACTGACGATCCAGCATCGAATAAGGTTGGCGAGGCGCAGCAGACGTGGAACGGGCCGCCTGCCGAAAAATCGGATGTGGTGGAATTGCCGCAATTCGATCTGGCATATGGCATGGGCAGCAGCTTTATCCATGATGTGCCGGTTACAGGTGTATCGCGCAGCTTTTCCCGCGCATGGCTGCGCCAGTTTACAGAATCGCCTATCCGCAATCTGTTCTGGGCCAGTGGCATTGGCGATTCGATGATGCCCACCATACAGGATGCCGATGTGGTGCTGGTGGATACGGCCATCCGCACGCCAGAGATGTGGGATAAAATCTGGGCGCTGGAAATGGGCGGCATGGGCATGATCAAACGGCTGCGCCCCACAAAGGATGGCACCGGCATTCGCCTGTTATCCGATGGTGGTCAGCCTGAAGAAATCGCCTATGACGGGGAAATGAATGTCATTGGCCGCGTCGTGGCCATTGCCCGGAAGATTTGATTGTCACTTAATTTGCAACAGGAGCAATCCGAATGAAGAAACTGATTTGCCTCGCACTTTTGTCAGGTGTTGCCGCGTGTGATGTTCCGGCGGAAACGTCTGGCGGGATGGCCGAAAGCAATGAAGAAGTGGCAAGCAATCTGACCGGCCCACAGAAAAATGCTGTCAGGTCGGCAAAGCAATATATCAGTATGTCAGGCTTTTCGCGCAGTGGTTTGATTGACCAATTGTCATCCGAATATGGCGATGGCTATGAAGTGGCAGACGCCACCGCAGCGGTGGACAGCCTGACTATCGACTGGAATGAACAGGCTGCCCGGTCTGCCAAGCAATATCTCGATATGTCGGGCTTCTCATGCAATGGCCTGATTGATCAATTGTCATCGGATGCAGGCGATAAATACACGGTGGAACAGGCCACCTTTGGGGCTGAACAGGCGGGTGCCTGTTAAGGGCCCCTCCGCCGTTCAGATCAGATCATCAACCGTGATGGCCAGCGCATCGGCCAGCTTTTTCAGCGTGTCGATCGATCCGCTTTTCTGTCCCGCTTCGATATTGGCGATCTGAACACGGTTCACGCCGGATGCATCACCCAGCGCCACCTGCGTCAGCCCGCGATATTCGCGCCACACGCGCAGGGGCCGTTCCCCGGCAATCATGCGGGCTGCAATTTCGGCAGGGACCAGTTCTTCATCCCCGTGGCGGATCGCCGCCATCGCGCGGTCATAGCTGCGCAAATCTTCCAGATCCACGGCGGCCAGTTTCAATGCCTCATATTCGTCCAGGGGAATGGTGATCATTTCGCCCATTGTCATCTCCATCATTCGTAAACACCGCCACGCGGGCCAATTTCCAGCACGGCCAGCACCGCGCCATCATCCATAATAACGCGCCAGTCACCCACCCGCAGGCGGATGCCGGTGCGCCCCTTCAGCGCGGTGACATTGTTGGCCTGCGCCGCCGGATTGGCGGCATATTCTTCCACCTTCGCCACGATGCGCTGTGCCGTATTCGCAGGCATCCGGCGCAAGGTCTTGATGGCAGAACGGGTGTAAGTGATCGGCTTCATGCGAATGATGTAGCCCAAAGTTACAATGTAGTCAATAGTTACATTGACAGAATGTGCAGATTATTTCGTGGCTTCCAGTGTCAGGCCGGTGGTCAAACCGCCGCTGCCATCCATCGTGTGGCTGCATTCGGCCACCACCCATTGCCGCGCATCGATTTCCGCCTTGAAGCCGGTCAATTCCATCGGGCGTTCCGGGAAAATGTCGGGGCGGCCATAGGCCAGTTTGGTGCTGAACTTTGCCACCTGCCGTGCAAGGCGACTGTTTTCTGCCTTGGCGGCCTGTTTTGCATCCGCCTCATTCGCGTAAACCTTGCGCAGCCGCTTGGCCTTGCCGGTGCCGCTGCCTTTCACCGTCACTGTTTTGCGGGTGCCACTGGCCTTGTCATGCCAGCGGGCCGTCACCCCGGCGCGGTCATTCTGGTCAATCCGCGTGTAATCGCCGCTGCCATCGGTCTGCCTGCGTTCGATTGTTTCGGTGGGCAGATCACTGCCGCCTGCGGATTTGCCACTGCCGATCGGCGCGAAGATCAGCGTGGCCGCCTTGATCGTGGCCACCGCATCAAACCGTTTGCCCAGCGCGCGCAGCAGCGCGGCATCGCTTTTCGCGCCATGCCCCAGCGCGGGAACCACATTGCCACCCAGCGTATCATCCACCTTTGCTGCCAGCCCGTTGGCGGCGGCTATGGAGCCAATGATATCCGCCACCGTCTGCCCCACAAAGCTGCGTTCGCGCCGCACCTTCAATGCGTCAGTCATATCAGCAGAACGTGCCCGGATGGTGATTGTATCCGGGTTGCCGCGCCAGCTGGCTTCATCCACCTTATACGTGCCCTTGTCCACCAGCCCGGTGGGCAGGCCGGTGCCCTGTTTCCAGCCCAGCTGCACCTTCAGCGTGGCACCTTTGGGCGGGATTTCCACCATGCCATCTGCATCGGACAGGGTGATATCCAGCTGATCGGCTTCATCACCGCGCTTTTCACTGATGGTCAGCGCGATCAGCACGGGGTCAATCGTTTCGGTCAGGTCTTTGCCATCCAGCGTCACCTTCCACGCTGCAATGGGCATTTTCAGCGCCTGCCGTTCAGTATCAGCCATCGGCGCGTTCCAGCGCCAGCGTGAAATCGCTCTTGCGCGCGGCCCCATCCACGAAAAACAGTTCCTGCCGCAGATCCAGCTTGCGAATGAAGAAATCGCCCAGCACTTCACCCACGCCGGAAACCAGCGTGTATGCCTCCCCCTTGTCCGCCATTTCGCGGATGGTGTCGATCGATGAATAGGCACCGATCCCCTCACCGGGGTAAAGCGCGCCCGACAGGTTGATTGTTTCTGCGCCGGGGCCAATGAACTGGCTGGCCGGGCGGGCCATGAACCGTTCGGATTGGGCGTGCCGCCATTCCCAGCTGCGCTGCAATTCCTGATAGGGCAGGGTGCCGATTTCAAAGGCGAACATATCCAGGGCCATCAGCATATTTATTCGTCCTGATAGGATGATCGTTTCGCCGCAGCGGCCATTGCGCTTTGCCGCTGCAATTCAGCGGCCACGGCCTGTGCGATGCTTTCTGCGCTTTGCCCCGGCGCGGCATGGATGGTGATGCTGACCTGGCCAAACTGCATCCCGCCGGAATGTCCACCGCCGCCGCCGGTGGCGGCCATTGCCATTGTGGCACTGGCCATGCTGGCCCCGGCCACACCCTTTGCCATTGAACGCGCGGCGCGGATGGGGGAACCAGCCCCGCCATCGATCCCACGCGCCAGCCCATCGGTGATGTAACCGCCCATGCCCATCATCAGGCGGGATGGGCTTTTGATCCCGAAGAAGTTCTTGAACGCGCTGATTCCGCCCTTGGCAATCTGGATCAGGCGCGTTGCCAGAACCGCAGGGTTCAGCGCGGATAGCAGGCCGGTCATCATCATGCCGCCCAGATTTTTCAGCCAGTCTGGCAGGCCACCAATCGCGCCTTTCACCCACGCCACGCCGGAATGGAAGGCAGCAGAAATCTTGTCCCAGTGTTTGTAGATCATGTATCCGGCAAAGGCGACAGCGGCCACGATGGCGGCGATCACCAGAACGATGGGATTGGCCAGCATCATTGCGCCTGCCTTCATCATCCCGCTGCCCATCAGCAATGCCGCCGTGCGGATGCCGCTGAAGACTTTCATCAGCATTGGCCCATTGGTCAGCGCCAGACGGAACACGGTGGAAAATGGCCCCAGAATCGCGCCGAATGCAAATTTCAGTGCGCCCATGCCGATCACCAGCCCGGAAACGGCCATCCAGGTCATCAGCAAACCCTTTGCCAATGCAGGATGTTCCTTTGACCAGTTCCGTACCGTGTTGGCGATCGAAACAATCTTTTTGGAAGCTGCGGTGACTGTGGGCAGCAGCATGGTGCCCAGCGTGATATTCACCGCCTTCAGCGCATTGATGGCCAGCCCTGTGGCCCCTTCCGTGGTGGCGATGCGGGAAAGATATTCCTTCTGCATCGATCCGGCATATTGCGCCTTGTCACCCACCAGCGCGAAGTTCGCCTGAAGCTGGTCAAAACTGGCAAGAAGGGGGGCGATTGCCGCCACGCTTTCCGATCCGAACAGCTGGGTCAGCATACTGGCCTGCTGGGCCTTGGGCAATTCGCGGATGCGCGCCAGCAGATCGGTGATCGCGCCAGCTGCATCCTTTTGCATGGCTTCTGCCAGGTTCCCGGCATCCAGCCCCAGCGCGGCGAATGCCTGTTGCTGTTTCTTTGTGGCAGCTTCACCCTTTGTCATGGCCAGCATCATGTTCTTGATGCCGGTGGCGGCGATTTCTTCCTCCACACCCACCGAATTCATCAGCTGGCCCATTGCGGCAATTTCCGGCGCGGCAAGCCCTGCCACCTTACCCAGCGCGCCAATCCGCGTGGTGATGCCAGCCACGGCGGTCACATTGCCGCCATAGGTGTTGGTCAGCGCGTTGATCTTGTCCGCCAGCGATCGAACTTCACCCTGGCCCATGCCAAAGGCTGTGCGCCATTTGGCCATCATCGCGCCTGCATCTTCAGCCGTGCTGTCAAAGGCGATGCCCATCTGCGCCGCATCTTCTGCAAAGGTCAGCAATTCTTTTCGCGCCACGCCAGCGCGGCCAGCTGCGGCCACGATCTGGGCCAACCCTTCTGCCGCCATCGGAATCCGGGTGGACATATCGGTGATGTCTTCACCCATCTGGCGGTATTGATCCGGCGTGTCGAAATTCACCACCTTGCGCACATCGGCCATCGCGCTTTCAAATGTCATGGCCTGTTTTGCCGCCAGCACGCCCGGTGCCGCCATTGCCACGCCTGCCATGATGTTGCCGGTGCCCGAACCGCGCAGATCCTCGCCACGCTGGCGCATGGCATCCGCCTGGGCATTGATCTTCAGCAGGCGCACCTGCCGTTCCATCCGGTCATTGGTGCGATCGATGCGGTCTGCCAGATCGCGTTCGCGCTGGATCAGCTGGGTCACATTGCCGCTGGTTCGGCCAATTTCGCCGCGCACATCGCGCAGTTCGCGGTCCAGATCGCGCGCCTCTCGCTTCATCGCGGCCAGTTTTTCACTGCCGCTCTGGCCCAGCCCTACGATTTTCTTCAGCGGGCCGGAAAGCTTGTCTGAACTGGCGAAGGAAACCAGCAGGCGCAGATTTTTGGTGCTCATGGTCCCTTCACCCTGTTCATCAGTTTCCATCGTTCCACGGCCAGTCCGTGCCAGCGCATCAGTTCATCCAGTTCCATCGCCAGCAATTCAGACAGTGGCCAATGGAAGATGGCGGCCAGATCAGCGATCAGGCTTTCAGCACCTGCTCCATCCGCTTCCGCTTGGCCGCCGTCAGAAAAAAATCAATGATTGCCTCGGCGCACACCACCAGGTCTTCCGGCTCAAGATTGTCTGCCTCTGGCTGGGTGATTGGCGGGATAGAAATTCTTGGCAGAACATCCAGCACCGCCGATCCATCGCCATTCGTCAGCGATGCCAAATTCATACCTCGCAATTCGCCCGCCTTGGGCTTGCGCAAGGTGATTTCGGTGATGGTGGTATCCCCGCGCACAATCGGTTCTGACAGCGCAATCGGATCAGACATCTTGCGGGCATTGCCAGCAGCAGGTGCAGGTTCGGTGGTTGGGGTTTCTGGTTGAAGAGCGGATTTGTCAGCCATCATCTATCCTTCAGGGAATGGAGCGGATCGGGTCTTCACCCCGGCGCGTCCGCTCATTGCACGCCGGGGCGAAGCTTATTGGCGGGATCAGATGCCCAGTGCGGCGCGCTGCTGCGCCAGGCGGTCAATGCCGTTGACGATGAAGATCAGGTTTTCTTCATCCTTTTCGATCAGCACGCGGCCATCCACCGTCAGCTTGTAATAGCTGCAAATGGTCTTCACGCCCTGTTCGGTATCATCGCCGGGCTTGCCAGTGCCGGGGTCAATTTCCTGATGGCGCCCGCGCACCACGATTTCGACGGATTTATAGGTGCCGGTGCTGTCATCCTGATAGGCACCCACCCAGCGCAGCTGAACCGCGTCATGGGTGATTGCGCCGAACTGGGCGAACACCTGGTCAATATGGCCGCCAGCCTTCCATTCGAATTCGATGGTTTCACCGCCCAGATCGATCTGGATTCCGGCATCCATGCCGCCGCCACGGTAACCTTCCAGCTTGCGGGCCAGCTTGGGGATAGACACTTCAGGAATCAGCCCGATGAAGCTGACGCCATCGTTATAAAGGTTCATGTTCTTCAGTTTGGAAGGCAGGGCCATGACGGGTTACTCCAAAGGAAAAGGGAAGGGGGTCAGCGGGGATCAGGCCGCCAGCAATTCGGCATAGAATTTATCGGTGATGCGCTGGTTCAGCGTGATCGCTTCAGCAGGGGCGACAGGGGTATAGCTGTAATCGAACACCAGCTTGCCCGCTGCCATGTCAGCTGCGCTGTTATCCGTATCGCGGAATGTCGCTTCTGCCCCGATGATGCGGCCCTGCGCCTTCAGCGAACGGAATTTGGCGTTGATGGTTTCAAGGATGTCATTGATCAGCCCCTTGGTGATCGGTTTGTCGATCGCCCACACCAGCCCTTCTGCAATGGCATCCTGCAAAATCTGCGCGGTGCGGGTGGCGCTTTCAAAGGCGAACAGCGGTTCATCTGAACAGGTGCGGTTCCCCCAGAAGCGATAGCCATCAAGGCGCGCCAGCGTGGTCACATCGGCATCATTCAGCAGCCCGGCATCGGTGGTTTCACTGGCCAGGATGGAGAAGGATACCCCCTTGCTGATGCCAGTCACGCCGTTCACCGCCATGTTGGACAGCGTTTTGTGCCAGCCAACCTGCGTATCAATCTTGGCGCGCAGGCCCATTGCACGGGCGATGGCAGAGCCGGTGAAATCGCTGAAGTCGGGCCAGATCAGCATCAGTTCGCGCGCGGCGAAATTGGCGCGATATGCGGTCACTTCCGCCACTGTGTCACCCACAGCCGCTGCATAGGCAAAGGCGCGCAGTTTTTCGGCAATGGTGGCGAGTTCCGTGGCAACAGCCTGCGTATCGTAACCCGGAACACCCAGAATGCGCGGGCGCAGGCCCACCAGCGATTCTGCGGCCAGCAGAGCCTGCAAGCCGGTGCGGTCACCACCAGCAGTCACCGTGCCGATAATATTGGTTTCGGTGGCGGCGGCATCCACACCCTCTGCCACGCGCACAACCACCAGCGGCGGGCTGGCCTGATCGGCAATCGCCTTCAGCGCATTGGCAAAGTTCCCTTCCGTTCCTGCAACGGCAATCGCGCCGGTCACATCGGTGACCAGCACCGGCGTATCCAGCGGGAAAGCGGCGGCATTGGCATCATCTGCAACAACGACAATGCCGATAACGGATGTGGCGATATCGGCAATCGCGCGGACGCCGGTGTTGATCTCATTGACCGTGATACCGTGGTAATATGGCATGGGGCGGGCCTTTCGTTAAAACGGGATGGAAAGCTGCAAGCGGTTGTTGAGCGGCAAATCTGTGCGCCGGCCGATCAGGGTCAGGATGATCTGGCCAGTGGCGGAAAGGGCGAGCGATACGCGTTCCAGCGCGATGCGCGGTTCCCAGCGGCGGATGGCCCCGGCGGTGGCGGCAATCCACAGCAGGCGTGTGGCGGGCGTCAGCGGGGCATCCACCAGTTCAAACAGGCGCGAACCATAATCACGCCGCATCACGCGCGTGGTCAGGGGCGTGGTCAGGATATCGGCGATCGACTGCGCAATATGCGCTTCATCCGCCCATGCCGCGCCGGTTTGCCGGTTCATCCCACTCATTGCGGTGCCCCGGTGTTCGATCCGCCAGACTGCACGCCGCCATGCGTGTGCGATTTCAGGCTGATGCTATCGGCCACAACATCTGTGTCAGCGGTGACGGTGCCGGTAACATTCACGTCACCCGTGATCTGCACATTGCCGGTGATTTCCACATCGCCGGGGGCCACGATTTGCAGGCCGTCATCAGTCAGCGTGATGACCAGACCGGCAGCGCCGTGGATCTGATGGGTGGCATCATTCGCCGGGGCGGGAAAGGCATTGGAATAGATCCCGCGCAGGATCACACCGCCTGCAATATCCCCTTCCGGGCACAGCAGTATAACCTGTTCGCCTGCGCTGGGCGGGGTCCATGTGCGGAACGAACCCGCCCATTCCATCCAGGGCAGCGGCGGAGACAGCACATCACCCCCACGGAACACAGCCGTGGCGCTGCCCAGATCGACACTTTCAACAGTGCCGATGCGCAGTAAATCGCCAAGCTGGCCGGGGATATCGTCTTCATCCATTGGGGCAACATCGCGGGGGCGGGCGGGTGCATCCATGCTGCGCGCTTGTGATGTGGTGCACCACAAGTGCGCAGCATGGCGTCATTCTGCCGGTGATTCCTGCGGGGGCGGGTTGGTGATCACGCCCAGCGCAATCTTCTGTTCAACGCCCTGCGCCACTTCATCCACGCGCGCCTGCGTTGCAGCTTTGTCATATGCGCCCTTGGAATTCAGGCACGCATTCACATTGCGGCGATGCGTCACGCCATCATGGGTGAAGGTGACGGGCACGGTGCGGGTGTCCGCATCAAATTTGCCGATGGTGGTTTTCATGGTCAATTCTCCTGTCCTGATGGGGCGGTCTGGTTGGGTGCAATGGGCCAGACCACGGATGCCGGATCATCCGCCCACAATGCGGGTATGTCGCGCAGCTGCTGGCGATAGGTGGCCCATGCTTCCCGCTGGGAATCGGTAAACTGGATATCGGGCATCTGGCTGAAATCGGATGCGGCCAGCAGCCGGTCCCGTTCCCGCCGCAGACGTTCCATGATTTCTTCCTTGGGTGGCGGTGGCGGATCGGCGGCAATGGGGCGGCCATCATCCCCTGCCACAATCATCTTTCCCTGTGCCTGCTGGTTCAGCAGGTCTTCAAATTCCGCCATTGTCAGATCAACGGCATCAGCTGGCGGCGGAACGTCTGCCGCCTGATGGTAAAATCCGCCGGTCGATGGGCTGAATTTCATGGTCGCTTCCTCTATCAGAACGGGTCAGGGATCACCGCCCAAAGGCGATGTATTTGAAACTTGTGGTGGTGCTGCCGGAATTGATCACGCTGACGGATGTCAGCGAATTGCTGGTATCGTGAACGTCACCTTCCACATTGGTGGAAGTGCCGCCGCCTGATGCCAGGGCAAGTGCGCGCCCGGCATAGGCTTGCGCAAATGTGACCGATGCACTGGAATTGCCATTGCAGGAACCTGTGCCCATCTGGAAATACCAGGGCGTGCCGCCAATTTCGATGCGCAGCACCAATGCTGATGCTGTATCCACCAGAATGGACAGGCCCTTTTGAAAATAGGATGCGTGCTGGCCATCCAGCAAATCCGCATCCAGACCGGAACCGGAACCATCATTACTGGGGTGGTAATAAGGGCTTCCCTGCTTTGCCACATCCGCGCTGGCACCGATATAAATTCCAGCTTCAAAATATGTTGTTGTGGGCGACCCATTGTCGCGCGTCATCACCTCGTTACCGTCAAACACGGTATTGACCCCATCATCCGGGCCAATCTGAAGGGCGTGAAGCGTGCTGGCGGCGGAAAGATCATCCGTTGCTGTCAGGCGCAGGCGCTGCATGATCACATCGCCCAGGCCCGAATAGTCCCCCGACAAGCGGCCATCAGGCAAAATTCCCGTGGCGTTGGCCAGATCACGGAAGAAACTGCCATGCTGGCCATCCAGCAAATCCGCATCAATGCCAGACCCGGAACCATCCACGGCCAGCAGTTTGGTCAGCACATCAGCATAATAGCTGCCCTGCTGGCCATCCAGCAAATCCGCATCCAGACCGGAACCTGCGCCATCCACCGTCAACAATTTGGCCAGCAGCGCAGCAGCCGTAACCAGATTGTCTATATAGGTTTTGGTGGCGGCATGGTTTGCCGCAGTGGGCGCGCCAGAAAGGGTCAACAGGCCCGTCATCACATCACCCGCCCTGTTTACAGGCGTGTATCCAAGGCGGGCGATAATATTGGCGTAGTAACCCCCATCCTGCCCATCCAGCAAATCCGCATCCAGACCGGAACCGGAACCATCTACGGCCAGCAGCCACGGCAAAATCGCTGAAACGGCTGCTGCAACTGTCAAGGCGCGCACGGAATCAGTTCCCGCCTGTGCCTCTGCATTGGTGGTCAATTCAACCACGCCCTGGCGTTCTGTGGTGGCGGGCGGATTGGTGAAATTGGCATTGCCAAAGGTCAGCAGGGCGGCGGCAATATCGGCAAAGATGGCATCAATCGACAGTGCACCAATGCTCTGCACTGTCTTTTCCAGAATGGGGTCGACCTGCCCATAAATGGCAAACATGGTGCCATCATCCAGATAGAGGGCAAATGACCGCAGAGAGTAAACGTCTGCGGTGCTATCCACCATATTGATGTGGATTGTATCATCCGCCACCACTTCACCGGCAACGCCAGCCACACGCTTGAATTCACCGGCCAGGGCAATGTCCGTTACCGCAGGCACCACCGCCGTTTGCGACAGACCAACTTCGGTAATGGTCACCGGATCAGTGCCGGTGTTTTGCGCATTGACCAGGGCGGCCCGGCCCGCGTTGGTGACGGTAATATCCAATGGCATCGGTCAGGCTCCGAAAAATAAATTGATCATGCGGCAGCACCCCAGATGCGCGCCGCGACAACCGGACGGGCCACGGCGCGCAGGCCGACACGGGCACGGGCGGTCTGGGAAACTGTGAAGGTGAAATGGCTGCGCACCGGCTTTGTTCGGGCGACTTCCGATATGACCGCGTCGATAAATTCCTGTTCCGGCGCTTCGGCGTTTTCCCCACCCAGCGTCACAGTCAGGTCAAAGGTGTGCGGTGTACCGATCGGGTCTTGCTGGAACCATTCGCGCACCACCACGCTGCCACCAAAACTGTCCACCACATCGATAACCGATTGGGCCGTTCCCTTGATCCTTTGAATTTCAATGGCGGTTGCCACGCGGGCACGGCGGATATGCAGGGGCCAATCGGCAGACCATTGATCGATCGACAATGCCCAGGCCAGCCAGGGCAGCAATTCTTCCGGGCAGGTTTGCGCAGACCACAGATCGCGATAGGGCGTATTGATTGCGCCGATCCGTGCGCCCAGCAGCTGTTCCAGCGCCAGTTCCATTTCGGTGGAATTGGGGGGCAGAAGCGTTGTCATTCACCAACCCCGGCATCGGTCAGGGTGATACCCGTGCAATATCCGCATTGCTGGCGGGTCAGCACAATGTCTGCGGCGGGTGATACAAGGTCGATATTCTGTACACCTTCCGGGTGCAGGGCGGCGATAATCCCGGCGCGCGTCACATCCCGCCCCAGGCGCAATGTGGTTTCCAGATGTTCATCAAGGCGTGATTGCGCCTCTGCCAGAACCAGCGCCCGATCGGGGCCGGAAAGGAAGGTCAGCGTGGCATCAATGGCAAAATTGACGATGGCGGCAGATTGCACGGTGACATTATCGGTCAGCGGGCGCACGCTGGTATCGGTCAGCCTGGCATCCACCGCCGCCAGCACCGGCGCGCTGGCCGTGCCATCACCCGTGCGGGAAAGCACGGTAACGGTCACATCGCCGGGGGTGGGGCTGATGGCGGACGCATCCAGTACATCGGAATCCGCAGACAATGCGTGGAAGATATAGGCACCTTCCGGCCCAGCGACAGAAAACCCTTCCGGTGCCAGAACCATGCGCCGCCGCAGGCTGTCATCACTTTCATAGGTGGGGTCTATCCCATTGCCCGGATCGCCCGGATCAAGGATAAATCGTTCCACACCCACAATCGCGGCCAATGCATCCAGATCAGCGCCCATTGCATAGGCGGGCATCACCGCACGCGCCGCATCATTGGCGCGCTGGCGCAGCAACATTTCGCGGTAAGCGAACAGCTGGATCAGCTTCACCACAGGGTCACTTTCCAGCGCCGCATCAAAATCAGGGAAATAGGTCTGGAACTGGGCCAGTGCCTGCGCATAGATTGTTTCGAAGCTTAACGCTTCCACCACATCGGGCGCGGGCAAACGGGACAGATCGACCCCGGTAAAACTGTCTGATGCAATGGCCATGCGGCTGATGAAGCCGCGCCCCATGCTTTGTTGCACCCCCCCTTCCTTGTGATGCGGCGCACCACAAATTGCCGCACTGGCCCGCACGCATTGGCGCGCAATGGTGGGGCAAATTCAACCGGGATTGCGCGACATCACATGGACAGACTTTTTGAAGCGGCTGCTGCACATTTCTGGTGGATCATCGCCGGAATTTCCGGGCGGATGCTGTTCCACACGCGAGAGGCGCAGGCCGGAAACCGCCGGTTCTGGGGGCGCGAATTGCCGTTTGAACTGCTGGTGGCACTGGGAATGGGCCTGATCGGATATTCGCTGTGTTCGTGGTTCGAACTGGTTGGCCCGGTGGCCGCCGGGGTGATCAGCGCCGTTGCCTATCTGGGGCCGCGCGCCATCGACACGATGTTTGACCGCGCACTGGAAGCTGGCGGCAATTTCTTTGGCAAGGGGAAGGGCAAGTGACCAGGCTGACCCCGCATTTCCAACTGTCCGAATTCACCAGCAGCCAGACTGCCCTGCGCCGTGGGCTGGACAATACGCCCCCGCCTGAAGTGATCGGCAATCTCAAGAATTTGTGTGAATATGTGCTGGAACCCGTGCGCAAACATTTTGGTGCGCCGGTGATTATCAGTTCCGGCTATCGTTCCCCGGCTGTCAATCGCGCAGTGCGTGGGTCTGCCAGCAGCCAGCATTGCATGGGGCAGGCCGCAGACTTTGAAATCCCCGGCATTTCCAATGTCGATATTGCGGAATGGATACGCGACTGGCTGACTTTCGATCAGCTGATCCTGGAATTCTATACGCCCGGCGTGCCAGACAGCGGGTGGGTCCATGTCAGCTGGCGAATGCCATTGCGCAGGCAGGCGTTGACTGCGGCACGCCTGGCGCGCGGGAAAACACAATATTTTGCCGGGATCGTGGCATGACGCGGGAAAGCCGCATCTCGCCCTTTGTGCGGCCTGCACTGCTGTTCACCGTGGCGATGGCCTGTTTCGGCGTGGCCTTTCTGGCCGGGGCCATTGAACTGGTAAAACCGGGCTTGGGCATCCGCTTTGGCAATGCGGTGACGCAGGTGATGCGCAACGTGCCCGATGGATATCTGCAATTGTTCGGCCTGATGTTTTCCACCTATGCGCTGGGAAAAAGCGGCGAACGCATTGTGAAGGCGCATTCCAGCGCCAAAAATGATCCGGCCAAATCGGACGGTGACAATATTCTGGCCGCGCTGGACAAGGCGAAAGAACGATGAACCCTGTGGCCATCTGGAACGCGCTGATCGGACTGCCGCGATGGGCGCATCTGCTGATGGGGGCGGTGGCGCTGGCCGGGGCGGCGCTGCTGTGGTTGCAGTTCCATGACCGTGGCGTGGTAAAAAAACATGAAGCCGGTGTTTCTGCCCAGGTGGCTGAAACCGTTACCCATGCCGATCGAACCGCCATTTCCGCTGATCAGGAACGCGCCAGACAGCGCGCCACCGACAGTGCCGAAACCAAGGGAGCCATTGCCAATGCCCAAGCCAAGCACCCCGATGAAGTGCGCCGCGCTGCTGGCCCTGCCACCAATGCTGCTGCTGACAGCCTGCGGAAACGAACGGGTCAGGATCGCGGCCCCGCCCGCTGAATGGACTGATCCCGTAACCTGGCCGGAAATCCCGGCAGGTGAAGCACTATGCGCTGATGAAGGTGGGGCGATGGAACCCTGCCTGTCTGACCGGGAAACGGCGGGCCTGCTGGGCGCGCTGGGTGACGCGCTGGATGCAGCCAATGGCCAGCTGCTGAAGCTGAAAGACTGGTTCGTTGCGGCAGGCGCGGAACCGCAGGACTAAATTATGCCCGCAACCTTCACCTTCCAACGCGGCGAACCCATCATCATTGACCTGGTGATTGATGATGCAGGCTCCATCGATCCCGTCAATGTGACGGTGGCGATGCGCCTGAAGAAAGGGACGCGTCCCCCGCCACAATCAGACCCTGCCATTGCCGAATTCGTTCTGGCCTATGTTCCCGCCAGCGGCAGTGACATGGCGTATTGGCGCGGCACCATTGCCGATTCATCGGCTATCGATCCGGGCGATTATGTTACCGATGCTGTGCTGTCACTGGATGATGCGGTGATCGCCATCACCGATCCGGTGCGGGTGCAGATACGCGGAAGCGTGACCCCGGCATGAGTGTGATGCAGCTTTCTTTCCGGCAGGGGCCGCCCCCCATCGCCCTGTTCTGGCGCGGGCCGCAGCGCGGCGAATATCGCGCCATTCCGCGCGATGCGACCGGGGCCATCGCCGCCATTATCGGGCCGCGTGGTGCATCCGGGCCAGCAGGCAATGGCGCGGCGCATGATCAGACCTTCAGCGCCGCAGCCAGCTGGACGGTGAACCACAATCTGGGCCGCCGCCCTGCCGCCGTGCGGGTGCTGTCCGATGGCGGGATTGAGGTGATCGCAGAGATCATCGAAATTTCGACCAACCAACTGATTGTTCAATTTGCAGTGCCGCAATCTGGCCGCTGCGTGGTTTTATGAAGAGGTGAAACATGGGTAAATCTGTTCTGTCCGATCTGGATTTCGGCAATTCGGCACGGGTCACAAACCTGCCAGAACCCGCCAATGCGCAGGATGCCGCGACCAAGAATTATGTTGACAGCGCGGTGGAAGGGATCGCGTGGAAGGACAGCGTGCGTGTGCATGCACAGGCCAATGTCAATCTGGCGGCACCGGGTGCGGCGATTGATGGCGTGAATATGGCGGTGAATGATCGCTTTTGCGCACCGGCGCAGACGGCCACAGAAGAAAACGGTATCTATATCTGGAACGGGGCTGCGGTGCCCGCCACGCGGGCGGGTGATGCCAGCACCGCAGAGGAACTGGAACAGGCCGTGTTCACTGTGGAGGAAGGCACATCTGCCGGGGCGACATTCCGCCAGACGGCGGTCAATTTCATTCTGGATACAGATCCTGTGGCCTTCACCAGTTTCGGCACAGCAGCTGGCGCAGCATCAGAAGGCAGCGCAGGCACCGCCGAACTGGCAACGCAGGCGGAAGTGGATACCGGAACGGATGATGCGCGCATCGTCACCCCGTTGAAGCTGGCCAATTGGGCAGGCCGCAAACGCAAGGCAACCGCCACCATTGGCGATGGTGCGGCGACCAGTTTCAACCTGGACCATAATTTCAGCAGCCGCGATGTGAGCGTGGAAGTTTACAAGAATTCGGGCAATTATGATTCCGTTCTGGTGGATGTGACCCGGCCAAGCGTGAACCGCGTGACATTGACCTTTGCCGCAGCACCGGCGCTGAATTCTTACAATGTGGTGGTGATCGGCTGATATGGCCAGCCAGTTCCTGTTTCCCGATAGTCTGCTTTCACCTGGTGGGTGGACGGGGGATTACAGCGATCTGGACGAGGTTGCGGCATCCGATGCCGACTTTGTGTATTCAAAGGACAGGCCCAATGGTTCGGCCATCGAAATTGGTCTGTCCAACCCGGCCAGCACGCCGGGCGGTGGGTTGGTGACGCTGAATTACCGCCATGCCCAGGTGCAATCCGGGGTGATCGATGGCGGCGGTTCAGCAACCACTTTGGATGTCAGCCTGTACCAAGGTGGAACGCTGATTGCATCCGATGTTCAACAGGCACCGGGCGGTGCTTGGGCAACGCGCAGCTGGCAATTTGATCCGGCGGCGGTGACAGACTGGACCGACCTGATATTCATTGCGTCTGCGGATGGTGGTGGTGGCGGACCCAGCAGTCGGCGCGGCGTTGCATTGTCATGGATCAGGATGGAAATTCCCGGCGCAGAGACAATCTATATAGGTGCAGCGGGGCAGGCCGCACGTTATCTGGGCGCGCGCGCTTCTGCCGATCTGTATCTGGGGGAAAAGGCCATCTGGCCCTGATCCTGCACCGCCATCAATCGCCCGCCAGATGGGCGATCACTGTATCCAGCAGCTGCGATCTGTCCTTCGCCGTCATGCCCAGCAATTCGCGCCGTTCATATCGGGTTTCCCGTGCATGGCGGGCTGGCCTGTCCCGCAGGCCGAACTGGTGAACAGATGCCACTGCGGCAACCCGCCCGGCAAAGCCAATCCATGCTTCATGATCGTTCTGGCCAGTGTGCAAAATGCCGCTGCGCCGGATCTTGCGAAACATGGCCCGGTCCCGCACGCGGCGGCGATTCCTGATCTTGCCGCCACCGGCATTGTCTTCTTCCGGGTCAACGCGCAGCCATTTGATCACCTTGTCAAATTCAAAGCTGCGCAATCCGCGCGCTTCCCGGTCATACCCGGTGAAGATTGGCCCCTGTTTCACCCAGCTTTTCATAAAGACCAGGCGCGGCGGTCCACTGCCGCCCGATGGATAGAGGAATTTGACCGCGTAATTGCCCGGTACAGGTTCCGTGGGTGGTTTGCGCGCGGCAAAGCCAGACCCATCCGGGTTGCGTTGCGCCGCGATGCGTTGCTGGTTGGACCGGCGCATGGTGGTGGCCACCTGCCGGAACAGGCGGCGGCGCGCGGGTGCATCCAGCGATTTCAGCATCCCGCCAACGAAACTTTCCAGTTCTGCCAGATCGCCAGTTTCGGCGCGGGCCATGCCTTAACCCCCTTCGTACCCGGCCAGCAATTCCTTCAACGGGCCGCCGGGGGCGTAAATCTGGCGCAGCAGGGCCACGGGATCAGTCATGGGTTCCAGATCGGGCATGGGCGGTTCAGCGCGAAAGCTGGCCTGATAGCGGTCTGCATCATCGGCCAGAATGTCAATTGCCTCACTCAATGGCAGGGAAATCTGCACATCCACCGCCTGATTATCCACCGGGTCCACTTCAAAAGTAATGCCATCCACCCCGGTCTGATGGTTCTGGATCAATTCGCGCTGGTTGGCGCGTATCCACAGCGCCAGCGGCAGCATGATCTGGGCGGGGTCACCGCGATAATTCAGCAGCACAATGTCCACTGTGTATCGATATTCAAAGCCCAGATTGTCCCCATCGCGCAGGGCCAGCGTGCCCTTGGTCACATACAGCGCCAGCGCATCTGGTTCGCGCGCCAGTTCGGGCAGGGCCGCGGTCAAATGGGTGCGCAGGCTGGCCGGTTTCTGCATCAGATCAATCCCACAGCTTTATGATATCGCGTTCCGGGGTGAATGCCTGTGGCAGAACGGGCAGGGTGATCACCTGCCCTTCCACCAGAATTGGCCCCTGATCGGCCAGATCACGGTTCAGTTCCAATGCCTGTTCCACAATCCCTTCTGTCCGCCCCATCACGCGCCAGCACAGCGCATCCAGCGTTTCATTCTGGTGGGCAGTGGCGGTAAAGGTGGCGGCCATCAGATCAGTTCAACCGCAGTGCGGCCAACGCCCTTGATATCACGGATGGCATGGATGGCGTTACGGCGATGATCCTCTGCGCTCATGTCCAGCACTTCAGACCGGGTCTGGCCAGTGCCGGTGGCGGTCAAATCACCATGCGTTTCCCGCAAATCTGCCGTGGCGTAAGAATAGATGGCGCGCCGCCACAGATGGACTAGGCGGCTTTCCCCGCCAATCTGATCGGCCGGCACATCTGCCAGCGCCGCATAGGTGGCCAGTTCCTGCGCCGCACGCCACAGGGCCAGATCGCCATCCACGGCCAGAACCGCGCCCAGCAATGATTGTTTCACCCGATCATCAGGGATCAGCGTGCCGCCGATCCGCTGTGCATCGCGGAAATGGTTCACATCCACATCGGGCCAGAACGGCCCGCAGGAAAGCACTGTGCCTGGCGCAGTGGCATCTGGGGTGGGGGAGGATATGAAGCCAGCCATCAGCTATCCAGCCAGTACAGTTTCTGCTGTTCTGTCAGTTCGATAGCGTCATGGTCATCGAATGCAGCATAGCGGGTGTATCCGGGCGGCATTTTGGCGATGTTCACCTTGTCGATTTCCGTCAGTTCGATGGCGATAGGCTGGCCCGGTTCGACTTCGTACCATGTGCTTCCGACCTTCACCCGCATTTGATCCTCCTGAAGAAAGTGGGGGGTGGGGATCGGGATCATCGGCGTGGGCGAACCTGCCTTGATCCGTCACCGCCCCCCGGCGCCGGTGGGCGAGCTGATTATTCTTCTTCGTCCGTCACTTCGCCTTCCTGGGCGGAAGGCGGATTCTTGTTCATCCATGAAACCAGGCGTTCAATTTCCTTTTTCACGCCGATTTTCGGGGCCAGCGCCAATGCGCGGCGCAGCGATTCCAGCGCCTGTGTACGGGCATGGCGCTGGGCACCGGCCACGGCGGTTTCGCCTTTGTCAGCCTCGGCATCAGCTTCACGGATCAATTGCAGGCCAATGGCCTTGTGCAGTTTGGCGCGGGCCACATCGGGCATATCAAATGGTTCGGTCAGCTGGGCGGTGCGCAGCAATGTTTGCAGGTCATAATCCTGATCCTGGCCAATCGCGGCAAGGGCCGCAGTGGCGATTTCTTCTGCCACCACGCAGGCGGGTGTTCGCTGGAACCGTTCGGGCATCCGCAGGCCAAAGCGCAAAACATGTTCGGCAATGTCCAGCGCAGTGACAGTGGCCCCGATATCGATGTGCCACAGCATGATGGTGGCCAGCAGTTCATCCTGCACCGCCTTGCCGGTTTCAGTCGCGGCTTCCAGCGTGGCGTTCACATGTGGCTGATAGCGGGCGATCATATCCCGTTTCGCCGCAATCTTGGCTTCGGTGGACTGGATATCGCGCAGGCGGGCCATATCTTCCCCCAGCGCGGCCAGCAGCAATTCATATTCGGTGGCCTCTGCGCCGGAATGCTGGCGATCAGGTGCGACATCACCAGAAGAACCACTTTCAACTGCCTTTGCAGCAAGCTTTTTCTGGCGATGGCGTAGAGCGGGACTGAACATCGAATTGCCTCCTGAATGGTGCCCGCTCTATCCGGCGGCGGGCGCTGGCGCTGGCTGATGCGACTGCTTCAGTCGCGGCCTCCCAGCTATGCGTCTGGCTCTTGCCTCACCGCCCCGGATGGCAGGGTCAGGCCGTCAACGCCTCTCAAGTATTACGGGGCCGGGCGGGCAGCAGCTGCGCCAAGCGTGATGTTTTCGACCAGGACAACAAGTTCGTAGTCTTCAACCACGTAATCCATGTTGACGCTTTCGTAATTGGCGATCCGGTCATAATCGGGTTCATCCACCAGACGGCGGCGGCGCGTGCCTTCCTGATTGTAGATCGACAGATTATCGAGCCGGGTGATCAGAACGGCATTGGCCGGGAAGTATGGCACCTGCACAGCGGGCAGGCCGCCCAGCGTTTTGGTGGAACGCAGGATGCGGTCGGTTGCTTCCACTTCCGTGGCCGTTGCGCCAGTGTTCTGGGCGATGCTGAAAAGCTTGTCATCCACCAGATCGGCACCGACGATCACAACCAGTTCAGTGTCGCGGCGGTGCCATTCAGGCATCATCCGCTTGGCATCCAGAACCAGCGCATCCAGCGACGAATAATCGGCTTCGCCGGTGATGGCATTGTCCAGATTGGCGTCATACAGCGTGGCATCCGCCTTGACGAAAATCGCCTTCAGCGCATCATCATTGCTGCCATCGCTGTGGACGGTCAGATTGCCATCATCGAAAACCTGGGCGGGGGCCGTGGTGCGAATTTTATGCAGCCAGCCTTCAGCCAAATCCTGCAACAGCGGATAGGTGACGATATCGGTGGTGGCGGCGCGACTTGTGCCGTTCCAGCCAGCCATGATCAGATCGCGGCCCTGCTGTTTCAGGATCGCCATTGCCAGCAGGCGTTCAAAATCGGGCTTGTGCCGCCATGCATCCAGCTTGTCATACCGGCGCGACCAGTCGAAATTGGTCTGCAAGCAATTGTAAGTGTTGGATTCGCCATTATCGGTCGGATCGGACGGATTGCGGCGCGTGCCGCCAGATGTATCCGTGCGCGATGCGATAGGGCGGGTGCTTTCCAGCGCCAGCGTCTGGCCGCTTTGCTGCGGCACATTTTCAATGTTGATCAGGCCAAGGAATTCAATGGTTTCCTTCAGCTTTTCTTCAAAACGCTGTTCAACCACCGGATCGACGGCGAAAGTCTGGGCGGGGACTTCGATCGAGTTCAACAGGGCGATGGTCGAAACATAGCTGTTGAACAGAACGCGGGTTTTGGGATTCATGGGATTGTTCCTTCAGCGGATATCGATTGCGCGCGGATCGTGATGGTCAGAATTCGGCCTTGATGGCGTCACCGCCGCCAGTGCCGGTGGGGCGGGTGCGGTAACTGTCAGGCTTCGTTTTTTCGATGGCAGCAGACAGGGTGGAAACGTCTTCAGTCAGCTTGCCGATCTTGGCCGCTGTGGCATCATTCGATGCCTTGAAGGCGGCTTCCAGCTTGCCCAGACCTTCAGCCATGACAGTGGCAAATTGTGCCATCTGGTCAGTCTGCGCCGGTTCCGCAGGTGTGGTGGCTGGGGCGGCAGGTTGGGCCGTTTCCGGCTTTGCCATGTCGGTGAAGAATTTCTTCATCGCGGCGAAGGCACCTGCCGCCTCGCTGGTTGCGGCTGCTTCCTCTTCAAATTCGACCGCGAAGGGATCGGACAGCGCAATCAGGTTTTCCTTGCGCGCTTCATCGCGCGTGCTGAATTGCAGGATTTCAGTGCCCAGGCTGGCCGGGCTGTCAGTCAGCGCCATGCCCACCAGGTAAGCCTTGCCGGTATTGGCAAAGTTGGGATTGATTTCGACGCTGGAAAAAACCTTCTGATCAGCCTTTGTCAGTTCTTTCGCCTGATCGTTCACGTCAAAGCTGGCATAGAGGGCCAGGCGTTTTTCATCCTTGCCGCCAATCTTCAGCGTGATTTCTTCCGTCTTCACCGCATCGATCGATCCATAGGAATTGAAGGGCGGTTCGGGCGAATAGCCGCGCAGATGTTCGCAATTGATGCGCGCGGTATAGGTTGCGCGGTCATAGGTGGCGGCCATCTGTTCGATATGGGCGCGTTCGATCTTGCGACCGTCAACGGTATCGCCTTCAACGGCAACGCGGAAGAACTTGGATTTGGCCATGACAGGCAGCTCCTGGGATCAGTTTCGGGTGAGCGTCTGGCACCCATTCCGCACTGAACCGGCCCATTCGGGCAACGCCACCCGCTTGTGATGCCGTGCACCACAAATGGCGCGCGATGATTGGCTGCACGCGCGCCCGCACCATGCGCGCGATATGCCAGAACCCACCATGCCTGTTCCCATCCCATATGACGCGCGAAGGATTGCGCGCGGGTATTACTGGCGGGGCTGGGGCGTCACCGAACTGGCGCGGGAAATGGGGCTGAAACCCACCACGGTGCAAAGCTGGAAAGAACGCGACGGGTGGGATGATGACCCGGTAATCCGCCGCGTGGAAGACAGCCTGGAAATGCGGATGAACCAGCTGATCTTCAAGGAAAGCAAGAGCGGCCATGATTTCAAGGAAATTGACCTGCTGGGCCGCCAGATCGAACGTATGGCCCGCGTGCGCCGGTACGAGGCACCGGGCGGCCATGAAGGCGATCTGAACCCCAAGGTCGCCAATCGCAACGCCGCACCCAAAAAGAAGGCAGCGAAAAACCTGATCACGCCGGATGAAGTGATCCAGCTGCGCGATGCGCTGAAGGATCTGTGTTTCGGATATCAGGATACATGGTGGCAGAACGTATCGCGCCGCACACGTTTCCTGCTGAAAAGCCGCCAGATCGGCGCGACATTCTACTTCGCGCTGGAAGCATTGGTGCGCGGGCTGGAAACCGGCAACAACCAGATATTCATTTCCGCCAGCAGGGCGCAGGCGAATAATTTCCGCAGCTATATCATCCAGTTCGTGTTCAAGGTGCTGGGCAAGGATTTGAAGGGCGAACATCTGACCATCCAGCGCGGGGAAAGCGAGGATGGGGAGGCGCTGGAACCCTTCACCATGTATTTCCTGGGCACCAATTATCGCACAGCCCAAAGCTATCACGGTGATGTCTATATCGATGAAGTTTTCTGGATTTACGGCTTTGACCAGCTGAACAAGGTCGCATCTGCGATGGCTTCGCAGAAACGGTATCACAAAACGTATTTTTCAACGCCCAGCACCATCAACCATGAAGCCTATCCCATGTGGAGCGGCGAACGGTTCAACAAACGCCGCCCGAAGAACGAACAGATCAAGATCGATATCGGGCACAAGGTGCTGAAGGATGGCAAATCCGGCGCTGACCGCATCTGGCGGCACATCGTCAACATTCACGATGCAGAGGAACAGGGCTGTGACCTGTTCGACATTGAAGAACTGAAATTTGAATATTCAGTCGATGAATTCAACAATCTGTTCCTGTGTGACTTTGTCGATGACAGCCAGTCCAGCTTCCCCTTGGCATTGGTGCAGCCATGCATGGTTGATAGCTGGGATGTGTGGAAGGATTTCCAGCCATACGCACTGCGCCCCTTTGCCGATGGCGAAGTGTGGATTGGTTATGACCCCGCCGAAAGCGAAGATGGCGACAATGCCAGCTGCGTTGTGGTGGCTCCGCCAGCGGGTGGCAAGGGTAAATTCCGGGTGCTGGAAAAGCTGACATGGAAGGGCAAGGATTACGAAGCGCAGGCCGCTGAAATCCGCAAGCTGACCCGCAAATATCGCGTCACCGAAATTGCGATTGATGGCACCGGCATGGGATCGGCAGTCTATCAGCTGGTGTCCAAATTCTTCCCGATGGCGCGGCGGATCGATTATTCACCGTTGGTCAAGACGCAGATGGTGCTGAAGGCCAAGAACGTCTTCAGCAAAAGGCGGATCGAATTCGATTCCGGGTGGACCGATCTGGCCCGCGCCCTGATGTCGATCCATCCCCAGCTGACCAAGGGTCAAAAGCATATCACCTATGTCGCGCGGCGCAGTGCGGAAACCGGCCACGGCGATCTGGCCTGGGCGCTGCTGCACGCGCTTTTCTGTGAACCAATGGATGCCACTGATGGTGGCGGCATCCGCAAATCCAGTGTGGAGGTCAACCGATGAATGCTCAAGTGAAGAAGGCGGAGGGCAAAGTCACCGCCTTTGCGCTGGATGATGCCGTCAGCGTGATGGAGCGGCGCGATCTGTTGGGCTATGTCGAATGCTGGTGGAATGGCCGCTGGTATGAACCGCCGGTGCGGCCCAAGCACCTTTCGCAGCTGTTGCAGGCCAGCGCCCATCATGGCAGCGCCATCCGCGTAAAGCGGAACCTGCTGGTCAAGCATTTCCTGCCGCACAGCCTGTTCATCCGGGATGAATTTGCCCGTTTCGTGCTGGATTTTCTGGTGATGGGCAATGCCTATCTGGAAAACGTGCCGAACATTGCCGGGCGCACCGCCATGCTGAAGAACAGCCTGGCCATCAACACACGGCGCGGCAAGGATGGGGTTTACTGGTTTGTCGAAAAATTCACCGATCCCCATCAGTTTGAACCGGGGCGCATCCTGCACCTGACCGAACATGACGTGTCGCAGGAATTGTATGGCAAGCCGGAATATCTTTCTGCCGTTCAGTCGCTGTTGCTCAATGAAAATGCCACGCTGTTCCGCCGCCGCTATTACCTCAATGGCGCGCATGCGGGCTTTGTCTTCTATCTCTCCGAAACGTCCATGACCGATGCGGATACCGATGCGATCAGGAAGGCGCTGCGCGATGCCCAGGGCAAGGGGAATTTCCGCAACCTGTTCCTGCACGCGCCGGGCGGAAAGAAAGACGGGGTGCAGATCATCCCCATCAGCGAAGTCGCGGCCAAGGATGAATTTCTGAACATCAAGAACGTGACGCGCGATGATATTCTGGCCGCGCACCGCGTGCCGCCGCAGCTGCTGGGCGTGATCCCGCAGACCGCCGGTGGCTTTGGCGATGTGCGCACCGCCAATGACGTGTTCTTCGCCAATGAAATCGAACCGCTGATGGAACGGTTGAAGGAAGTGAACGAAATGCTGGGGCAGGAAGTGGTTCGGTTTTCCGAATATCAGCCTGCCAATGGCGCTAGTGGCTCCGCGCCCTGATTGCTTCGGCTCGGCCCAACAGTAATGCCCGTTCTTCCGGTTCGGCTAGTGTAAGCGCCTCGGCAAGTGTCGTTGCGTTTTCGTTGAACTGGCGGCGACCGTGGATGACATAGAACAGGTCGATTCCTTGGTTCATCAGGCGCAGCCAGTCACCATTGCGACTGAACCGCTTAACCAGCCCATCGCGCATTAGCTTGATCGCGCGTAGTTGGTTGTCGCTGAATATACCTGTGGCAGCGAACGCAAACCCTTCATTGCGTTCGTGCCAATGGGCGATTTCTTCCAGCAGGCGTTCGGCCTGTGTTGCGGGAACAACCGGCTGCTGCATGGGAGCATTGATGTCATCAAGCAGCGGTTGGGGTGGGGGATACTGCCCCCATTTGCGTATCGATGGCAGGACATCAGTGAACAGCCAACGTGCAAATGCCTTAGCTTCTGCCTTTCGACTGTTTAGTGTTAATGCATAGACACCAGCCTCATTGATGATGTTCATCCGTCGCCGCTGCCCGGACCTGCCCTCCCTAATGGTTAGGTCAGCTTTTTGATAATCTTCGAGTCGGTTCGCGAGTTTCGTTGGATTGGATAGCCCAAGGGCTGCCGCAACGTCTGCTAGCACCCACCATGGTTCACCGTCGCGCATCACCATGCGAACATCCGCGGCCTCGAAATGCAGCGGGATGAGGGCGCTCATTTCGACTGCACTGGTTGATTCAATCCCTTCTGGATTAGCTGACGGATGGCTTCTGCCCGCGACGCAACGCGATGCTTGAAACGATAATCGTCGATCTTCTCGAACTAGTCAGTCAGTATAGCGCCGCCGCCTGAAAAGGCGGTGGTTGCTATGCGCCAGATCGCCGGGGCTTCGGCACCTGCATCTTGGACGCAAGTGCCCGTATCTCTTGCCGCCGCGATCGGTGGACGAAAACTTGCACCTGAACAACGCCGGATGACGCTTTGCGCGCGCGGTATGCGGCCTGCCGCTGTGCATTGGTGACATCGAATGACATAGATCGATCTTCCCGAATATGGCGAGCGGCATCACTTCGTTACTAGTTGCATCGGCCATGCACAAGAATGACCGTTACTAGTTGCCCGTAGATCGCCTGCAGGGTCGCTTTCAGCGCGCCACCTATCCGGCGCTCCCCGGCCTCATTGACCTGCCGTATTCGCGCCCAGCGCCCGCCCTGATGCCGTTTTCAGGTATCCCCGGCGCTGAACCCCGCGCGCCGCGCTCTGCTCCCCCCCTCGCCTGCACGCTTTGTGTATCGAAATTCATGCAGTTGCCCAGATATCGCGCAGCCGCAGCATCCCTGGCTTTGCGCAGGTTATTCATAACGCTTGGAAAAATGCGAAATTCAGCACGGAAGTTCTAATCCGAAGCCGTGTTTCGAACATTCGCTTGTCGACCTGATGATGGGGGAGGGGTTCAGAAACCCTAACATTCCTATTGTGCCTTCTGAAGTTGCGCTGAAACCCGCAGAAATCCGCCATTTTTTTGTGATGATCGCAGGCTAATATCAACCTTACATGTCCAACACCAAAACCTTATGTCATTGAATTTATTATGTAATAAATTTCAAAATGTTAGGTTTCAAAAAGCTAATCAGGTAAGGATCGGGTAAGGTCAAATGTTAGGCCGCAAACCCGCAGAAATCCGCCAATGTTAGGAATGTTAGGGTTTTTCAGCCCCCCCCCTAGGGCTTCCGGCATTGCGCCGGTGTGCTGAAGTGATCCATTCATTCTGCGCAATCCTACAAGGAATGCTCAAAAAAATGGCTGGCGCACTGTGACGTGGGCCAGCCTGGTTGGTCGATGCAGGATTATGCGAAGGGCTATGCGGCGATCAAAAGCTTATGACATTGACCAAATCCAACCCCCGCAACCAGTTGGTTGTCTCCAAATAGCGCTTTCGGGTGGTTTGCCGTGCGGTTTCCGCTGCTCGCCTTGCTGCGAGATTCTGCGCAACAGCAGCATATCCAATGCCCTAGAAA